CGATTTCGAGAATCCGCTCGTCGCTCAGGTCAGCCATTTCCTTCTCCCCCGAGGACTGCAAGTTGAGCGTCTACGATCATCCGGAGGTTTCGCTGCTCTCGCTCGTCAAATGGGCCATCGATGCGAATTGAGAATGTCGTCCTGCGCGAGAGGTATCCGCCAATCAGCGTCTTCGGTAGATCGACCTCAAGCAGGAGAGGCGCCCGGACCCCATCAGCCGCCTCTGGACTCTCCGCAGAAGTTTGGCCTGATGACAAAGAATCACTCATTGGTCTCTCCCAAAGAGGGCTGGGGGGCCTTCTCCCCTAGAGCAGCGCGGGCGTTAGCTAGTGCCTCGTCGTAGAGGTCCGCTCCTTCGGGAACCTTGATCCGCTCCCGTGACATGACGAACACGCGGGCGTGCTGCATCGTTGTCAGGCACTCTTGCAACGCCTCTCGCACCGGGTCCGGGGCTCTGGCTGTAGGAGATAGAGCGCGGGCGATCCAGGCGGCCCAAGCAATGTCTCGTTGCAAGCCGAGATACCGGCCACCGTGCCACTTCTCGAAGGCTTCGCGCTCGGCTTCATTGGTCATGCGTCTCTCCCCTTCTGCAGCGCCCTGAGGCGCGCCCGGTAGTCGTCCCGGATCGCGTGCAGCTGCTCGCGGGTGAACTTCGCCGCCGGGTGCGGGCCCTCGAGGCGCTCGACCACTGCCAGGCCGCGCCTCCGGACGAGCTCGATGCGGTAGAGGATCGCGTTCCCGGCCTTGTTCGTGTTGCAGGGCTCGCACTGCTTGTTCACGTTGTCCTCGTCGAACCGCAGCTCAGGCCGCGCGCCGGTGCTCAGGTAGTGGCCGGCGTTCCACTTGCCCTTGTGGAAGCGGCCGCAGGAGACGCATGGCTCGCCGACGTCGCGCTCCCTGATCCAGGCGTTGAATGCCTCCTGCGCCTGGTTGATCCAGTAGCGCAGCGGCTGCAGCTCCTCGAGGCGCTCGCGCGTGGCCTTCCTCTCCGCCCTGGCCTGCTTGCGCGCCAGCACCGGCAGCCTCTTGGCGCAGACGAGGCCGCAGACGACCTGCAGCGGGCGGGCCGGCTGGAAGGCGTCGCGGCAGACGCGGCAGGCCTTCAGGCGGGGGGCGGTCTGCTGGAGGGTCACGCCGCCTCCTGCTCCGGCCAGAACGTGCGGCCGATGTAGCGAGAAAGAGGGAGCGGGATCTTGGCGATCTGCGCCGATGCTTCCTTGCGCGCCACGCTCTTGCTACTGAAGGCCGCCGGCCCCTTGTCGCCGAGCATCTTGTCGCGTGGCGTTCCATCGAACCACGCGGCGCCGCTCTGCGAAAACTTGACGCCTTGCCCTGGCGGCATCAGCGCCGGCACGTCACCCCACAAGTGAAAACTGCCGTAGTTCCAGCGGCTGCGCCCGACCCACTTCTGCGCGCCGCGCACGTTCTCGACGACGAGAGGGATGTGCCGGCCGGCGGCCTCGATCGCTTCGCGCTGGATGCGGAAGCAAGCCTCGAAAAGCGAGTTGTCCGGCGGTGGCAAGGCCTTGGCCCTCTTCCACGGCATCGCTCGATAGCTGTACGCTTGGCAGGGCGGGCTCGCCACGATCAGAGCGGCGTCCTTGAACTGCGCTCCGTGCAGCGTGAGCACGTCCTGCAGCACAAGCTGCGCCGGGTATTTCGCGTCGCCGTACTCGTGGCTCTCGATGTCGAATCCGACGACCTCATAGCCTTCGGCGAGCAGGCCCTCGGTCCAGCCGCCGAGGCCGCAGAACAGGTCGATGGCGAGTGGCTTCACGCCGCCTCCGCCGGCACCGCTCGGCGCGGCCGCAGGAGATAGGACCAGACCGCGCCGCCCGCGACCTTCGCCGCGAACTGCAGCAGGACGATCTGCGGCATCAGCGCGCCGAAGGCCAGGGTCGGGAAGATCAGCGAGTCGACCGCCGCTCCGGCAACGTTCGAGGCGTTCGATCGCCTGAGCCAGGAGCCGGGCAGGCGCGCGAAGACCGCCCAATCCACCAGCGCCGCGGCGGTGAATGCCACCGTCGAGGCGACGGCAATCATCCCGGCGGCCGGGTTCAGGAGGTAGGTCAGCGCGCCGGTGCAGACGATCAGCGCCAGCATCTGCCAGGCCTTCAGCCGCACGTGCAGCCAGTCGCGCAGGGCGAGGTCCAGGCCGATCAGGAAGAAGGCGTTCACCGGCGAGATCCACGGGCCGAGAGCGGCGACGATGAGGTTCGCCGCGACCATGGCGGCGGCATAAGCGAGCAGGGCGAGGGCGACGGTCATGTGCGGAGTCCTTTGCACGAGTAGCAGACGCCGCACGGGCGCCCTTCGATGGTTGGGGCGTAGCAGGTCCACGTCTCGGGAAGCGACGCGGCTCGCGCTTCGTCGACGATCTGGGCCTTCGTCATGGTGAGCAGCGGCGCCGAGACGCGCACGCCGTAGGCGCCGTGCAGCGCCTTGTCCATGGATCGGATGAAGTCCGGCCGGCAGTCTGGGAAGCGCTGCGCGTCCGAGAAGTTGCAGCCGATCATCACTGCCTCGAGGCCGCGCGCCTGCGCGATCGCGGCGGCCACGGATAGCAGGACGGCGTTCCGGCCGGCGAAGACGACGTCATCGACACGCGGCATCCCCGGAACCCGCCGGCGCTCGAAGGCGACGTCGTAATTGCCGGCGACCCGCTCCGCGTAGTCGAGTTCGATCCCGTGGGTCTGCCCATAGTCGAATCCGACCGCCAGGGCGGCGCCGTAGCGGTGCAGGCAGAGGGCGGAGTCCATCCCACCGGAGAGGAGCAGGAGAGTTTTCAAAGCAGCACCCCCTGGTCAGCGACGTCAGGGACGATGAAGCGCCAGGCCGGCGCGCCGTTCAGCGCCTCGATCCGAGCGCGCAGGACCTCCGCGCGGGCTTCCTTCGTCGGGGGAGCGTAGGCGCCGAGCCAGCGGCCCTCGCTGCCGACGTTCCTGGCGATGTTCGTCGAGTCGGCGCTCGCCAGCGGGAGGTGCTGGAAGACGCCCGGGTCGAGCATCCGGAGGCCGTGCAGGCGGCAGAGCGGCTGCCCCGCGTCGTCGCAGAGCACGCGCATGGCTTTGCCCATCTGGACCCACCAGGCCGAGGAGCCGATCGTGGCGAAGGCGCCGGAGCTGCCGATGCAGATGCGCGGCCAGGAGGAGGCGAGCCGCTCGAGCCGGTCGAGGCTCTCGTGCATGTGCCACACCGGAGCCCCATACCACTTGGGCAGCGGCCATTCAGCAAGGAGGGCGTCGTTTGCCTCCTCGTCTCCGTCGATGACGTCAGGGATCACCGCGAAGTCGCAGGCCGGGATCCGCCGGCATGCGCCTGCCCACTCGTAGTAGGGCCGCCAGTCGGAGATCGGCTCGCCCGACCGCCAGGCCGAGAAGGCGCCGTTGTCCAGGGCGAACGACTGGCAGACCTCGGCGATGAGGCCGAGGTTGCGCTGGTCGGCGAAGCTGATGAACGCATGCCCGCCGGCCAGGACGCGCGCCGCGGCGGTTTCCGGAGTAATCGGCAGCCCGTGGTAGTGGATCACGCCGCCTCCGCCAGCTCGCCCCGCGCCCGCAGCTGCCCCGGCGTGTCCTCGCCGTTCTGCCAGAGCGTCTTGCGCGCCCAGCCGAGCAGCAGCGGGTCCAGCTCGGCGCCCTCGAGGCGGAAGCAGAGGAGCATGAAGGCGATCTCCAGGGCGGCCTGCGCTTGCGGGGTTCTCACGGCAGCTCTACCTCGTCTCCGAACTTCGACGCCACGAACGCGCGCATGGCGGCGATGAGGGGGGTCGGGCCAGTCGCGGCCTCGCTGGCATATTCGTCGGCGGTGGCGCACCAAAGGACGCCGTTCTCGGCCGGTGTGTGGGTGACCATGATCCGCTCGCGCTCGATGATCGGGCCGCCGACGCCCCAATCCGTCGCGGGCCAGTACGGAGGACCGCTGAAGTCGGGCCGACCGGCGGCGTCGACGAGCCAGCACGCGACCGGCCTCGGCGGGTTCGTCATGTAGGACTCGATATTGAAAGCAAACGCGTTCGCCTTCGCCACCGCTGCATCGAGCAGCGCGCCTTCGAGGTCTGCGGTCTTGTGCTTCATGCTCCCTCCAGAAGAAGGCCGATCGGAGCGCCAGCGCGCAGGCTGGGGGTGCAATGGCTCTCGACACCGACGACCCGTTGCGGCACGCCGTCGAGCGTCACGGGGCCAATCGCGGCGAGCATCTGTGCGAAGTCGTCGCGCACCGCGACGTCTGCGGGCAGCGCCGTGAACCAAAGTCGGCCGCGCGACATGTCGAGGTGCTCGTCGGTCGACGTGAGGACGATCATCCCGCCTCCGGTGGCTTCTGGTCGATCAGGGCGCGGATGGCGGCGGCGCAAGCTCCCTGCACGTAGCCGTCGGTGAACTCTAGGCCCTCGCTCTCGCACGCCTTCGCGGCTTCCTCTAGTGCCTCCCGGCGGATGGCGGCGGCGAGCGCCCAAAACTCTT